TATATTTTGCACAATCGGGGCAACCGCCCTGTCTTGAGTTCACAACAACGAGGGATACTCCCCATTCGGCTCGCTTTTCGCCCTCACCACGCAGATAGGCTCTTTTGTTGGCTGTTTTAACCGCCATATCCGCATAATCCGAGAGCGTATGCCTTGCACCGTTTTTGTATTCCACACAATTAAGACCTGCGTTGAGCATATCTTTGCAAGCTATATCAACGGCTTTTTCGTATGTAACCGCACCCGTGTTCATTGCAACCTGTGCGTTAAAAATCGCCTTGCGGTACTTGTCGTTGCTCATACGCAAAACCGCCGTTTCTGCCCTCTTTAAATCGTCTGTGGTCGATTTTATGAGTGCGTCAAGTTTACGGTCATTCATCTTAAAAAACTCGGCTGTGCTGTGTGCTGACGGCTTTTTCGGGGCTTTGAAACCGTCCTTGACAGCTTCAAGAATTTCTGCCTCCTGACTTGCATTTCCGTCAGCTTTGGCGGTGCGAATCATCTCTTCAACCTTGCTGTTAATGGTTTTGAAACGCTTGCCGAATTTCTTTGCGTTGTGCTTGCGGTACTCTTCAAGACTTTTGAGCTGTTCAGCCTGCCATTGTGTCCAGTTGTAACCCTCTTTGGTTTCTTCGGCTCTGTGACGGCTGAAATTGCGCATCATGCTGTCAATCAGTTCATCTTCGATTTTTTCAAAGGCTTCTCTGATATTGTAATCACTCATTGTTTACCTGTGTATCATTCTGTTCGGGATTGCTTTCGGTTTTTTCTGCATTATTTTCCGCATTTTCTTCATCATCTGCGTTATTGTCAGGTTCTTCTGTGTCGGTAAGGTCCACATCGTCAAGCTCCGATTTTTCTTCTTCGCCTGCAATGCCCTGTTCTTCCTTAATTCTCTGCACCTCTTCGGCTTTCCAATCCTCCGACTTGCTGTCGCCGTAAAGCTCGTCAACCGAGGTTTCAACTGACATCAAACCGCCCTGTCTTGCTTTTGACACAGTTTCAACCTGACTTTCAAAGCTCGGATTTGCATATTCGCCGAAGTTTACGGATACTTCCAAGCCCTCAACAATACCCTTGCCGTTAAGTTCACCGTCTGCATTGAGTACAACTGCAACAAGGCTTTGAAGTGCGTTCTGCGTAATTTTCACAAGGTTCTGCCTTGTGTAAAGGGTTGTCTTTTCCTTTTCACGCTGAGCGTCTGCATTATCAAGCTTCTTCGTATCAATGCCGAGAGTTGACGGCGATATAATGCCCTGTAAGCAGAGGTCGAGGGCAGTAATGTATGAACTCAAATAGCTTTCGTGCTGAATCTGCGGACTTTCGGTGTAAATCCTGTTGCCGTTGCCGTTTTCAGACATATCGTTGCCCACGGTGATAAATCGGTTGTCAAACGGATTTGGCGATATTGGCTGACAGGTTTCGGGATTTCTCGGAACAAGGCAATCAGGCACATACTGCTTTGTTCGGCAGGCTCTGAGTGCGTCCATCCACTGTGACCACACTTCATCAAGGCTGTCGAAA